AATCTTCGCCGTGCCGCCAGAGGTCATGGCATCGACGTGGACCATCGTCGCGCCCTTCGGGTAGACCGCCGTGGTGCCGGACCCGTAATCGATGGCACCGGTCACGTCCGCGCTCGTGCCCGAGGTGAACGTGTTGACGTTCTGGTTCGCGAAGATCTCGAACCCGAACTTCGTCCCCAGAGAGCCGCGCTGCTGCGAGGACACGCCCGCATCGCCCGCGCCCTGCCACTGCGTGAACGCGGCCAGTCCGAGGAACTTCTCCTCCAGATAGCCATCGATCATCATGTGCAGGTCGTCCATCGGCACCTTGTTGGTGAACAGCACGCGCCGGGCGGCGGTGATGTCCGTCACGGCGGCCGACGCCAGCGTCACGCTGTTGAAGTACGGGAACAGCTTCACCTTGGCCACGAGCGCCTGATCGATATTGTCCGCCAAGGCCACCGCCGCCGGCCGGATGTGGTCGGCGATGATCTGCTCCTGCGTGTAGTTCAGTTCCTTGTCGGTGAGGGCGAACTTGACCTCATACCACTGGTCGAGCGTCACATTGACGCTGGCCGGGAGGAGATCCTGTGCGACGGATGGTGCAGCGGCGGCCGTGAACGTGCCCGGCCGCTTGACCTGAATGACGCTGCCCTTCTGCTGTGGCGCCTTGTCGTAGCCCCGGTAGCAGCGGCCAGCGAGCCCCAGAGACTTCTCCAACTGCAACAGGGCCTGCTGCGCGTAGAAGATGGGGTCGTACGGAGTGATTGTGTTGCCCATAGTGACAGACCTCCAGAGGTCGTGACGTTGAACGGATGGCCTTTGACGCGACCATCCCGGTCACGACGCACCGAAGTCCGTCACCGTCCCGGTGTCGGGCTTGCGGGCGTTTGCGTCGACTGGCCCGGCCAGTGCACGCGCAGTTAGTCCTGAACGACTAGCTGCGCCCCTGAGCGTGCCGCTTCGTCGGAGGCTTGCCGCCACGTGCGCACGTCCCGAGCCTGCTCACGTGACAGAACGATCCGGCCTCCAGACGACGACGGTCGCCCTCCCGGTGCCGTGCCTCCACCCCGGTTCTCCTCGAACAGATGCGGTGCGTCTGACTGGAGGGAGGCGACCCACTCCTCCATCGACATGGGCACGGACGGGTTCTTCCCATACAGGACCGTCTCGCCGTCGTCGCGTAGCGGCAGCGGCTTGCCGTCCCGTAGGTGCCATACCCGGCGGCCCCGGAGGAGCACGTCGGCGATGGCAGATTCCTTCACGCGGGCCTTGATGCACGCTTGCGTCAGGCCCGTATCGATGAGCACTTCTTCCAGCCGCGTGGTCAGGTTCCCACGCTCCTGCTCCAGCGCGGTCATCTGCTGCTGGTACGCCTTCTGCTGGTTCTCGAAGTCGAGGCGCATCCGTTCGGTACGCTTGGTCAGGAGTTCCTCGACCTTGCCGGTGTCCAGCAGCTGCTTGTCTTCCATCTCCTGCAAGCGGCCGAGGGCCTCCCGCGCCTTCTCCGGGTCGAGGTCCTTGTAGCGGCCGCGTAGGGCACGGACCTCTTTCTCGAAGGTCTGACGCTGCGTCCGTTCGGCCTCCAGCGCCTTGCGGAGCGACGCGGTGTCGCCCATCCCGTCTTCGATGGTCAGTTTGTAGGCGTCCCCGTCCTGCACATACAGCGACTGAACGGGTTCGGGGAGGGTGGTGAACTCCTCGGCAGTGACTTGCGCTTTCGCTGGCATAACTGATGTGCAGTTCTACGCTTCTAACGGGTCGGTGTCAAGTGCAGTGCCATCAGCATCGAGCCACCAGTCCCACGAACACACGTCATCCCCAAGGATGTCGAGGCACTCCTCGAGGTCTGTCACCGTCCCATCGGCGTTGATGATCGCCGGTTCCGCCGCGAGGGCTCGCTCAGAGTTCTCGGCCAAAGTACCTCCACAGGCGTGCCATCTGCACGCGGTCATTCAAGTCGACCACGCCGAACCAGTCCATGTCAACGAGTAGGGCCTGCCCAAGGCTCATGCGATCGCTTTTGACGATCCCGAGTAAGTTTTTCACTCGCCGTGTGGCGTCGGCCTGTTCGCCGTAGCCCGTCACCTCACCCGGCACGAGCTTCACCTCCGTGCGCAGGTCGGCCAGCTTCCAGAACGCCTCGCGACGTTTGATGGGGTCCTTCGTCCCGACCGCTTTGATCAGCTTCTCGATCTCGGTCACTTGCGCCGCGGTCAACGGGGTGTCCAGCTTGGCCGCTTTCAGCCGTCGCAACCGGGAAAGCAGGTTCTCGGACAACCCCTCGAAGTCGCTCGTCCGGGACGGCTCGAAGCCCGTGCGGGCCCACGTGTAGCCACCGACGTCGATGTTGGCGTGCACCTTGACTTGCTTCATGCCGAGGCGTTCGTAGAGGGCAAACTGTCGGGACCCCGTGGCCTTACTGATCCCGGTAGCCCGCAGGGGTTCCACGATACGGAACAGGTTGTGCTCGACCCGTTTGATCGTGCCCGTCGTACTCACCGTGAACGTACGGTCGATCACCACACCCGCCCGAAAACCGATACTCCGGCCCCAGTCTTTGTCTGCGGTCTGGGCGCGGAAGTTGATCTGATACACCTCGTTCTGCCCCTCGAAGTCCACGTAGCTCGCGAACGACGCCTTCCACTGCTCACCGGGGATATCTACCAGCAGATCGCGAGCCACGTCCTCCGGGGTTCTGTTCCCGAAGACCGCTTGCCAGCCGGGGTCCCGCCGTCCATCCGTGACCCCCGTGACCGTGAGCCGTTTCGGGGGTTCCGCCTTGACCTTGGTCACCTTCGCCGCGACGACCTTCTCAGTGGGCGCCTTGACGACGGCCGGTGTGGACTCCATGCCCAGCGCCCGCAAGATATCCTCCCCGACCAGTGCCCGTCGCGACTCCTCCGTCATGGCCACGCGCATGGTCCCGGCCCCAGAGTCACGTACCACCGCGAACCGGTGCCGCCCATCCACAAAGCCCACACGTAGCCGCCCATCCGGGAGTCGGCTCACGGTCAGGAGCGGGGCCTCCACCGGGGCATTGATGGCGGCGGCCTCATCCATGTAGCGGACCATGTTCTGATACTTGGTGAGCGATGCCGCGTCCAGTGCGCCCCCTCGCGGAACGTAGTAGCTGGGATCAGTCGCGGCCCATGCTGCGTCGATATCGGCCACGTTGACATCGGTCAACCGGTAGCCTGCACGCAGGTTCCGCTCGGAGAGGCCCGTGCGCCCGGGCAACGTCGCGTCCACCCGTAGCACGGACGGCATCGCCAGACTAATCGGCGGCGCCTCGACCACCGCCGCCGCGGGCGGGCGTCGCCGGGTCGTCCCCGCAGCGCGTCTCGCCGTGGGCACCGGACGCTTCGCCAGCCGCAAGGCACACCGGCAGTTGGGATGCAGGGGTGGGCCGCTGACCACCCCCAACGGCGACGTGAAGACCCCATTCAACGGCACCACTACCCGGTGCAGTTTCTGGCAGTAGGGGCACCACGCATCATCCGGTGTGGCCAGCCACTGCTTCGATTGCCCCGGCCGGATCTTGCCTGCGTTCGTGGCCTGCTCCCATGCGTTCAACTGGCCCGCGACGACGGCCCGCGCCATCTCCGTGCCGGCGAGTGTGTTGGCCCGCTGGCGCAGCAACTTGGCCGCGTACTTCTCAATGAGTTGGTCTTGCTTGACGAACTTGCCCGGCAGCCGGGCGTAGACGTCTTTGGTGTAGCGTTGGAGCGTCTGGGCCCGCCGGGCATCCAGTCCGAACACGTGCGCGAGGTGTTTCGCGATGCGTCTGGGCGTCGGCGGCGGCACCACGCCCGTGTCCGGTTGCCGCAGCACCTCCCGCAGTTGCTTCGCGATGCGGGCGGGCGTCTCGCGGGCTTGGATCGCATCCCCCACGATGGTCCGAATGGCCGCTTTCTGTCCTTCGGTCACCAGCGTGACCAGATCGAGCGAGGCGTTCCGCGCCGCGGAGACGGCCAGCGGGTTGACGAGGTCGAACCGGCCCGCAATCCCGGCCTGTTCCCATGCGAGCGTTCCGGCCTCACCCGCTGTGGCGTGCATCTGCTGCGTGACGAGGGCCTGCCACCCATCCGCCGCGCCCGTCCATGCCTCAGTCAGTTGGTCGACCGCCGCTTGATAGTTCCGGCTGGTCAGGGCCTGCTGAAGTCGTGTCGAGGCCACGGCGCCCTTGGCCTCCGCCACCGCCGCAAGGAAGCCCTTGCGGAAGGCCGGAACGTGCCGGTCTACGACCGCGAGCAGGGCCTCCCAGTCCTGCGGCACTTAGGACGCCTCCTGCTCCTCGGCTTCCGCCTCGGCATCCTCCACGCCTTCGTCCTCACCTTCCGCAGCGACTGGAGGCATGGGTTCGGCAGGCGGCGGCTCCTCGACATCGAGTTCCGCCTCGGCGTCAATCAGGGCCCGCTCTTCCTCGGCCGTCACGTCGGGCTTCGCCCACTCGCCCTGCTGCATATTCCAGTAGAACGTCCCGTAGCTGATACCGCCACCCTGCCACGTTGCGAAGAGGGCCTGCACCTCTTGCGCCGTCAAGCGCATGTCAAGGAAGTCCTTGCTCATGCGCACATCGACGTAGTCCTCCGGCAGCTGCATCCAGAACGCGTGCCAGCGGGCCGCGCCTTGTAGGCCGAGCGAGATGGCCTCCACGAGTGTGGCAAGGGTCGCCGTTTCCCCACTCTGACGCAGGCGCACGGTCGTGGCCGTCTCGGCTGCCGCCGGTTGCTGCTCCAGCAGCCGGGCCCCGATGATGGCCATCAGTTTTTCCTTCTTGCTGAGCGCGTTCTCCACACCCCCGAGGCCCTGTCCGGTGAACTCCAGCATCCCGACCTTGGCCGCCGAGTCGGGAATCGTCCACGCCACGCCCGAGCCGATGGCCATCTTCTGATCGGTGCCGGTCCAGCCTGTGATGTAGGGCGTCGGCAGGGCCGTGAAGTGGAGGCCGTGCTCGTAGTCCGCGCTCGTGCGGTAGTGGCTGAAGTTCACCGATACGAGGTCCAGCAGCGGCGGCTTGTCCGGCTGCACGTACAGGCCCCGAGGGCCGAAGACCACGATGGGCAGGGCGGGCAATGGGGTTCCAGCCCGCAGGAGTTGCTGCTCCTCGACCGGCACCCAATCGTTCTTGTCGCCCACCTGCCGCCATGTCCGCACGACGGCCCCGTCCTGCCACGCGAACTCGCGATACTGGGTGATGGTGGCGTCAAGGAAGGGATCGGTGTTGAGTGGGTCGGGCACCTCTTCGCGGAACACCGCGAGCGTCACGCGGCGTTCCCCGTTCACCAGTCCCTCCCGCCAGTTTGTCAGGGCCTCCGTCGGGTAGAGGCGCCAGACCGGGCGCCTCAGTTCGTTCGACCAATCGACGACGATGGCCACCCGGCCCCCGAGCAGCATCTCTTGGCAGGTCTCCAGCACGACCATGTGCCACGGGTCGTCGGCCAGCGTCAGGTCCTCCCAGTGCGGCACCATCGCCGGGTGCAACTGGAGGGAGGGCTGCCGTCGCAGCATCAGACCCACGAGCCCCATCACGGTACGCTCCGTCACCGGGTAGAACATAGCCCTGTTGAGGTAACGCGTGTAGCTCTCGTCGGATTCCTTCTGCCCTTCCAGCACGGGCAGGTAGGTGGACCGCGCCGCCTTGACCGTGTCCTCCCCCGCGAACGCGTCGCGGACGCGCTGCCACTGGGCCCGGCGTCGGCCGTAGTCGAGGTGCTCCGTCGTGATTGGCATGTTGGACTCTCCGCTGGCAGACGTAATGCACCGGCTGGTGATACCGGCGGTAGGGGCTCGTCGTCGGCACTGCCACCCCACACACCGCGCACCGGACGGTGGCGAGTGTAGCAGACACGGGGTCAGAAGCCATGCAGCTTCACCATCGCCGCCGCCTTCGGGAGTGCCGCAAGGTCGTTGAATGCTCCCGCGACGGCGTCCAGTTGGTCATCATGCATCCCTTCCGGGGCCGCGTCCGCCTCCGCAAGAAACCGGTCGTTCCATGCCGCCCGCACGAGCGCCACGTGCCCCGCCTCGGCCTGTGCCGCAAACGGCCGCCAGCGCGTCACCTTCTCACCCGTCGCTGGCACGCCCCGGTAGTCCCAGCCGGCCAGCATCCGCGCCCGCGCCATCGTCACCGCCTTGCCGCTGCTCCCGCCTTCTTGCTCCTCGCGGACGCGGACGGCCGGGCCATCCTGCTGGGCCGTCGCGAGGATCACACGCTCCACATCGGCAGGTGACCACTGGCCCCGGATCACGTCCTCGACCACCCACTGGCCCCCGGGCCGCTTCGCCACCTTGGTTCCCGCCGTCCAGCCGCCACCCCCG